TAACGTATTTGAGATTAACTCACCTCCACTAAACATCTATGCTAGAAGACCTGATGTACATACTGTACAATTCAACTATGAGCTTATCAAAGATAGCTACAGCAGGAATAGGGTTATATACATTGATCCTACAGTTAAAGGCTTTACCGTCGATGTACCAGCAGATCCTTCACAAAGAACCCTATACATTGAGGCTACAAATACGGATAGAGTAGTTCGTATTGCAGCATAAGGAATACATGAATGTCATATAAGTGGCCTGATAAAGATAAAGATGAAATACTTGACTTCAATGTAGATTGGTCACGCTTCTTGGGTGATGATAACATCTCTGGTGTTACTTGGTATATTGATGATGCTGATGGTGTTAAGACTGAGGTAGCTGATGCTGATGTAATTAACGGCTTGCAGATGGTTCAGAAGACTAATACTTTGACTGTAGCTACAATTAGACTTTCACTTGGCACTAATAACACCAGGTATCTTATTACTTGTAAGGTCACTACAGTAGAGGGTCTCCAGTATGAGCGCTCTATCTATCTACGTGTTAAGGAGAAGTAAGAATGGCATATAATTTTATTGGTCTAGTTAATGACGTTAACAGACGCCTTAACGAAGTAGAGCTTACTACAACAAACTTTGCTGGCGCACAGGGTTACTATAACCTTACTAAGGATGCTGTTAATGCCGCTATTAGACACATCCATCAAGAAGAGTTTGAATGGCCTTGGAACCATGCTGAAGAGGAAGAAATCTTAACAGCAGGTGAAGTACGTTATAGTATGCCTTACGATAGTAAGAGCGTAAATATGAATAGCTTCCGTATTAAAAGAGATGCGGCACTTAATGTAGCTACAGTAAAGTTAAAACTATTAAACTACGAAGATTATCTTGACAAATATGTGGACTATGAGTATAACTCTAGTGAATCTGCTAGAGGTGTTCCAAGATACGTTGTTAGAGCGCCAAGCCGTGAGTTGCTCTTTGTACCATCTCCTAATGCAGCCTATGAAGTAGTATATGAGTACTACAGAAATGGCGTAGACATGCAGAAGGCTGCAGATGTACCTGTTATCCCTGAGCAGTATCGCCATGTTGTAGTAGATGGTGCGATGTACTATGCTTATATATTCCGCTCTGATCTTCAAGCTGCACAACTGTCCCAGAGTAAGTTTGCTGATGGCATTAAGAACATGCGTTCCATCAATATTAACCGCACTGAATACCTTAGAGATACAAGAGTACACTTCTAATGGCTACTAATTGGCAGACATTCCCTATTGAGTTTAAAGGTGGTCTCATCTCTAATCTTAGCCCTCTCCAGCAGGGTGCTAATGCCGTAGGTTCTGCTACTATCTTGCAGAACTTTGAACCTGCTCGTTCTGGTGGTTACTCTAAGCTACAGGGTTATACTAAAGTAGACCCAAACATCATCCCAGGTATGGGGCGTGTTCTAGCTGTTAAAGTTGTTAACCCAGGTGAATACTTAGCTGCACGTAATAATGGTTCTGCTACAGAGTATTATAAGACTACTGGTAATGGTTGGTCTTCCGTAGGTGCAGCAGCATTGGCTGGATCTAAAGTAAGATCTATTGAGTATAACTTTGGCGCTGGGCATTATGTAGTATTTGTAGACTCCTTTAACTATCCAGCTCTATATGAAGATGCTACAGACACTTTAACTTTCATTACATCTAATACAGATATTGAAGGTGCTGAGCAGGTAGCTGTGTTTAAGAACACCGTGTTTTTCTCTAAAGGGTCAAACTTATACTTCTCTGCTCCTTCATCTTCTCAAGATTTTAGCTCTGCTAATGGTGGTGGCGTTGTTAACGTAAGCCACACTATTACAGGCCTTATTGCATTCCGTGATCAGCTAATCATCTTTAGCCGTAACAAGATCCAAAGACTTACTGGTAGTACTATTTCTGACTTCCAGCTTAGCCCTATTACAGAGAGCATTGGTTGTCTAGACCCTGACACTATCCAAGAAGTCGGTGGTGACATTATGTATATGTCTCCAGATGGTATTAGACTCCTTGGTGCTACAGATCGTATTGGTGACTTTGCACTTGAAGTAGCTTCTGACCCTATTGCTGATGACGTATACAGGTTTGCTCAGAGTACGTCTAACTTCTGTTCTATTGTTGTTAGAGAGAAGGCTCAGTATCGCATCTTTGCATATACAGAGTCAGAACAGTCTAAAGTTGCTCGTGGGTTGTTGGTTACAAAGTTCTCCAACCAAGGCTCAACAGACATGGCTTGGGGTGAAAGCTCTGGCATTAAAGCTTATGTAGCAGACTCTAAGTACACAGAGTCTTATGAGACTATTATCTTTGCTAATGAGACAGGTTATCTCTACGTTATGGAACAGGGTTCCAGCTTTGATGGAGAACCCATTGAGGCTATTTATGAATCTCCATATATGCCTATCTCTGATCCACAGATGCGTAAAACCTTTTACAAGTTAACATCTTATATTAACCCTAGAGGGGCTTTTGATATTGATCTATCTGTAAAGTATGACTTTACTCGTTCCAACAATCAAAACCTTATTCAGCCAGCGTCTACTAGCGTATCTAGCTCTGGACTGTCTGTATTCTTTTATGGTGCTGTTACTGCTACTTATGGTAATTCTACTTATGGTGGATCTCTAGATAAGGTTTATCAGAACCAGATTATTGGATCAGGAAAGACTATTTCAATTCGTATTGAAGACAACTCAACAAACCCCTCATTTACACTGGATACAGTACTCCTAGAGTATACCCAGAATGACAGACAATAATAAGGAAGCTATCTTATGGTAGGTTACACACGCCAAGATACGGCAAACAACATCGCTAACGGTAACGTAATTGATGCGGATGATCTTGATAGCGAGTTTAACGCTGTTGAAGATGCCTTTAATGCCTTTAGTGGTCACACGCATGATGGCTCCCCAGGCAACGGCTCTCCTGTCACTAAGGTAGGCCCATCTCAGGATATTATTGTAGGTACATCTAACGTACTACCTAAAGGTACTAACACGATTGACCTTGGCTCTGCTGCTGCTCAGTTTAAAGATGCATGGTTTGATGGTACAGTAAGCACTGACACACTTAGTGCAGGTGTTTCTGGTTTCACTACTATTGTAGATAACGAATACGATGTATCTTCTGGTAACCTTACATTTGATGTAGCTGGTGATATTACCCTAGATGCTGACGGTGGTGACGTATATCTTAAAGATGGTGGCGTAGACTTTGGTAGACTTGTAAACAATGCTAACCAATTATCTATCTATTCTGGTACAACAGAGGCTTTAGCTCTAAGTGGTTCTAATACTTCTGCTAAGGGTTCTCTAGCTGTAGCTACTAACGCTACTGTTGGTGGTACGCTTGCAGTAACAGGTAACACATCTGTATCTGCAGGTAATCTTACTGTAAACACAGGTAACGTAAACATTGGTGGCACTCTAGGTGTTACAGGTACAATTACAGGTACTCTTAGCGGTACAGTATCCTCGCTGGGCAATCACACTACAGACAACCTTGCTGAAGGCACTAAGCTCTACTATACAGACACTAGAGTTAGAAATGCTATTGGTGTAACAGATGCTGGTGGTGATGGTAGCCTGTCATACTCAAGCGCCACTGGTGCCATCACTTACACTGGTCCTTCTGCTACAGAGGTGAGAAATCACTTTAGTGCAGGTACAGGTGTAGGTATTGCTGGTGGTGTTGTCTCTATTGGACAGCCTGTAGGAACTACATCTAATGTTGTATTCGGTAATGTAACCGCTTCTGGTAATGCTGTTATTAACGGTAACCTTACAGTGTCGGGTACAACTACTACTATCAACACTGAGACTGTTAACATTGCTGACAACCAGATTGTACTCAACTCTAACTTTACAGGTGCGACACCTACTCAGAATGGTGGCATTGAGATTGAGCGTGGCACTCAGCCAAACAAGACATTTTTATGGGATGAGACTGCTGACAAGTGGACTGTAGGTAGTGAGGCTCTTGTAGCTGGAAGCTTCCAAGGACCACTTGTAGGAAATGTAACAGGTAATGTAACAGGAAATGTAACAGGTAATGCCTCTACAGCTACCGCACTACAGACAGCACGTAATATCAGCCTTG